AGTTTGTCTCCATGGTCATAGAGGGGGACCTGGTGGTCTTCAAGAAGAAGAAAAAGGACCTCGAGGCCGAAATGTCCCAGACATTCCCGAAAATTGAGGGAAATTACGACTATCTCCTCAACATCAAGACGGTGCAGTACACAGAGGAATCTGTAATGTCCCTCTTAAAAGAGGTGAAAGAGGCAGATGAAGAGTTGGAACGTATAATGAAAATGAGTCACCTCACAATGTGGAAAATGGATATTAAAAATATATAAACAATAGTAAGCATGGGTGAAGCCGCTAAGATTTCCCTAAAAGCTATTGGAAAGCAGGATACGTACCTACTTTCCAAAGACCCAGAAGACTCCTTCTTTAATTATACATCACCCAAACAACACTCAGAGTTTCGGAAGTACCATAGAGTTAAAGATGTTTTAAATCCTGGACAAATTGGTAATTGGCCATTCGGACAGACTATTAAAGTTCAATTTAATCCAACCAATATGGGAGACCTCTTGAGTAATATGTGGTTGAGTGTGACTATGCCGGGTATCGCATATGGAAACTACGCGGACCAATTGGGTAGACATTTACTCAAAAGTATCACGATGTTTATGGATGACATCGAAGTTGAAAAGATCCATGATGATTGGGGAATTATATATGATGAACTATACTTGGAGATGTCTGAAAAAGTAGCGAATAGATTTCTTGTAAATAGAGGTTTAGGATATGACGAATCTACACAAAATGCCACTATCGCTCGTTCTAATTCAGATTTAGTTATACCCCTCCACTTTTTCTTTTCGAGGAAATATGCCAGTGATGAATATTCCTCGAATAAACCAAATCGCCCATACTTCCCCATGTGTGCCGTATACCGTCAAAAGGTCGAGTTCGTATTAGAATTCCATGAACAAACATTCTTCACAGATACGAGCGTCATCTTGCAATTAAGTTCGTTCAATTTGATAACCGAAGAAATTACTGTAAGTGCGGAAGAAAGACTTTATTTAAAAAATGAAAAATACACATTAGTCACAGATTTGGTAAGAAAACATCCTACAGCGGTGAGTGAACTTAATACAAACATCATTAAAAATAACCTAGTTCCAAATATCCCCGTAAAGTGTATTCACTGGTTTTTGAGGAACACAGATTTTGAAAATGAAAATATATCCGTGGGTGTACCGGGAGACCCTGAAGAAAACTACTACAGTCAAAATAGATTTAACTTTTCTTCCAATGTAAATTTCGATCAAATACAAACATTTTATAACCCCATTATGGAGAGTGCAAGTTTCTTTATAAATGGAAAAAAGTTACCGAATATAACCAAAACCAACCACAACTATTTTAAATACTTCGTTCCGGTTAAAAATAGATTAGCCAGACCTTTCAGAAATATTTACACATACAGTTTTTCGATGAATCCGATAAATGTGGAGCCATCGGGAAACTTGGACTTTGGTCAAATACAGTCAGACAAAACAAACATAGAAGTCATATTGAATACGTCACCGGGTTCTTTAGTTGATATAGCTACAAAGACATATTCTCTACATATGTACTATACTGGATATCAAACATTTATATTTGAAAATGGTAAAATGAATGTAATTGACACCCGTAATATTGATGAACCGTTATCTCTTGAATAGAGATACGCGATTGTCACTGATATAGTCTATAATGTTATTCTTGATACACCATTTGATGAAATTTAACTGCGCCAAAGTCGTTTGAATTTCATGAGATGTTCCGGGAACGGTGTACCCAAACTTTTGGGATCTGCAAAATGGGTCGAATAGCTTTTTACTGTATCCATCGAGACTGGATTTATATGCACAGTGGACAGTGAAGAACTTTCCATCTTTGGTTGTATAGGAAGTGTTATTTTTTTTTGAATAGTTTGTGATAAACCACTCCAAATTTCGGAGTGATATACCAGTTGTTTTATCGAGAATGTTTAAAAGTTTAGTTTTATTCTTTTCGTCAGTGTAAAATGTATTTATGGATGATAGTAGAATATCAGATTTGCTCATTATTTAATATAGAATTCAAATCTATAAGTTCGTTTGGGGATTGACACCCTGGACACCCTCTGACGAACATTTTCTCGGGTCCATGTGTATGTATGTTTGAACTTGGTAATAATCGTTGTTTAATACGTTCTCCTTGGTGTGCATGATGTCCACAATATCCATTATTGGCCCCCTTTCTCGTACACCTCTGTCCATTGGACTTTATACCCCTACAAAGAGATATAGAACTTGTTGTGGGTACGTCTCTCAAAAGTAATTCCATGGGAATGCCATGTTTTTTAGAAATTATTGTGACGTAATCATTCATTATCAAGTTCAATCTTTGATTCAAATCTTCATCAATAAGTTCAATTAATCTATCTTGTATATTCATCCTATATATTAGATTGCGTGTAGTTTTTAAATATGTCTTCAAGACTTTCCTCCCTCTTTAACCTAGCCTCCTTCAATCGCCCCCTCAAGTCCACAAGTTTACCAGTCTCATCGAGACCCAATCTTTTACATTCCTCAATGAGTTGGTCCTTCTTCATTGTACTCAATGCAGGTTCCCTCTTTTTCTTCGGGGGTTTGTGTTGATCAATGATTTCACCAAAAATTTCCTGTTTGGTATTTTCAAACAAGGGGTCTAGAAGATCGCACACTGGATTCAAAAATTTATTTTCAAAATAGTAATGATAATCGACCGGTATGTTATTCTCCTCCACAAACTTGGGATCCTCAGACTTTTCAAATGCCTTGGCCTTCCGATCACCTGTATTAGTGAGAAGATAGGGAACACGGTCACCCGATTGGGGCTCTGAACCAGGTTTACGTTCTCGCATTTTTACAACCACTTGGACATGAGCCTGATTAATTCCCACACTTTCATCACTGTTTATGGAGACTGATTTTCCATTGACTTTATAGGAATCCGAAAGACTTTGGCTGAGTATAAGTTTTTCATTTGGAACATCACCAGATAGAAGTTCTATAGCTCTTTCTCGAGCTAACTCCGTTGGTGGACCAGGGTCGCTCGATGTGAGGACTACATCCAACAACTCCTTGCACACCTCGCGGACATGGGGTGTGTTGTCGCGACGGACAACCTGGAGACCCTTGATGTCAATATAGTCCATATGCATCTGGTCATCCTTCCCCTTGGTCCACAACTTGGCGGCGTATCGCTTTTTAGAATACAAAAAATAAGGCCAGTACACCTTCTCAAGCTCCAAGTTGTTCGGCTTTTTGAAGAGGGCACTACACTCCTCTGCAGCGCGCTCCCCAACCTCCCAACTATATTCAACAGCCTCCACACCCTTCCGGTCACCAACATCGAACTCCACCATGACCGAATCCGTGTCCCCATACCTCACCTTTGCACCGGGAAAATTCTTCTCGACGTAGGTTTTCGTCTCTTCAATCATCATTCGACCCTTAAACGTCGTCGTAGATGCAATCGGCACACATGGAAGAATACCCTTGCCAGCCCCTGTGAAACCGTACACAGAGTTCATCGAAACCTTATAGGCCAATTGTTTACCGTTATATACTTCCTTCATGTAACCCGTCGCGGTAGCCATATCCTTCTTGGCCTTTTTACGGAACTGTTTGAGTTCTAAAAGAATACTCGGTAAAAGACTTGGTACACCTTGAGCAAATTTATAGGTCTTTTCACCGACATTGAATGTTTCATAGGTAACCCCGGGAATGTTCCCATACTCCTTTTCATTCATAACCCAAGATGAATAACACAGATTGTGTGCCATCATGATAGATGGGTACAGAGCTTCAAAGTCTAGGGCTGTGATAGGTGTATAATATGCACCTTTTTGTGCCTCGAGGACTGTAGCACCCTCGTAGGGATCAGATGTTACAGTACCATAGCGGATGGTTGGGACCATGAAACCAAGCTCCCGTGCCTTTTTCGTCAGTTGACTAAACACCTTAATCTGTTGACCCCTCTCAACCAGGAAACACATTGGAACCCAGGTAGCTTTGGCCATCTCCAGAAGGTTTAGGAGAATACACATCTTCTTCATCAACTTGTGGGGCAGTAGGGTATCTTTGATACAATACTCCGCAACTTCACCCAATTTTACGGGATCACCTTCCCGGTAACGAGCAAACATCTCCCTTGGGGGCATATCAATCTTTTGGTCCCCAATATACAATTTTGAAACATTGTTGAGACTGTAAGAATCCAACTTGTAACCCTTCTTGACCTCGTGGAACATATCGAATATAAAACGCCCAGACATTGGGAGAAGTTTCAAGAGATTGTCACCAAGTGCACTGGAACTCAATTTCTTGATCAAAAGTTCACATTCCTGGGACTTCAGTTTTCCCATTTTGAAAAATTCTGGGTCACACCCAACGACAAAGGCCCTCTTGTAAATAAACTCAAGATCAAATCCAAATATATTCCAACCTGTGAAAATGTCAATGTCCTTTTCATGGATATATTTTTGGAATGCTTCAAGCATGTCCTTTTCTGTATCAAAACTAATAGTATCAGGACCATCAGTTTGTTTGTAACATAAGCACACCCGTTCATACGGTTCATCACTACCAAACGTACACAATGACACTGCAATTTGGAAACATGCATCATCTGTAACATCAGCATCCGGGAACTTACCAGTGGAACTGTTACACTCGATATCAAATGACGCCACGACAAATGGTGCGATGTCATCCCTCGCCACTGGTTTAAGTGTGGTCCAATCATTACAGAACAAATCAATATCAACACGGGCTAAATGAGAACGAATACAATTATCACCAGTCTCTAACCACCCAGTAGATTGAATTCCAGTTCTATGCATCAGCCGGAGGACGGGGTCCAAGTTAGACTCGAAGACTTTAGCTTTAAAAAAACCAGACGAGAGCTCGAGTGGTCGCTTTAGAAACGAATCCACCCGACGTCTCATTTGAAGATTTACAAAGTCCACCTTCATAAACATAAACTCCTCATTGTTTTGGAATCCCCAAACATCCTTCGACTTCATCATAGAATAACACAGTACACATTCAGGACACTTCCGATCGATCGTACTATAAATCTCTTGAATTTTCTGCTTTGAGGTTGTCAAGTCAAGTTTGATGAAAAAGTATGGAGTAAATGATGTAGTTACACATACAGATTTACCATCCTCAGTTTTACCAAAAATACTTACCAAATGCTCATTACCAGAATCCCTCGCTTCCCATGTTAGTGCCTGGAATACCACCATGTGTTTACATCGAGCCGAATTTTTAATATCATTTATTAATAAATGTCAGCAGCTTTGATTGAGCTCGTGTCGGTGGGAGCCCAGGATGTATACATCACGGGTGACCCCCAGGTCAGTTTCTTCCGTCAGAACTATAAGCGATACACAAATTTTGCTATGAAACCAGAACGCTTAGACTTCATTGGTACATTTGGTTCCAACAATGAAGTTGTCATTCCTATCCGCTCCAAGGGTGACCTCATGAGCTACATTTGGATAGAAAACCCTGGTATCTCCGCTATAGCCAACAACACCACTGGGCTGTACTCTAGCAATGCTTCGAACCCCACAGAATTTGCTCTTTGGATTGGTGGACAGAAGGTAACCCAACTTGATTCCCTCTTCATTCAAGGTGTTCACAACCCCCTCCTTCGCGATAACGCGGCTAAGGCTTCGTCAACTGTAACCACGAATACCATTAAATCTAACCATGGTGGTGACCACTTCATGATTCCCTTCTTCTTTGGTGAAGATTGGACCAAGGCACTCCCCCTCGTAGGTCTCCAGTACCACGATGTAGAGATTCGTATCAAATGCCGTGACGGTTTCACCCCCGTGACTGCCCCCAAAGTTTATGGTAACTACATTTACCTCGACACAGATGAGCGCAAGTATTTCACAGATAACGAACACGAACTTCTCATCACCCAAACACAATATCAACCATCCTCGAAAACAGATACCGAAATGGATTTAAGCTACTTCAACCATCCAGTGAAGTCTCTTCACCTCGTTTCTGGTCAAGCCGCGGGTAATGATTGGGATACTGAGTTCACATTTCAAAAATCCTCTCTCTACATTAACGGTGTAGCTCTTTTCGAGGAAACATCGAATGTCTATCATCACACAGTCGTTCCCGAAATGCATAGTACAGATCTCCCAGACGACGTTCTCGAAGATCTCCCAACCTTTACATGGCCATTCTGTCTCAACTTGAGCAAGATGCAACCCACTGGTACTCTCAACTTCTCCCGTATCGATAACGCAAAATTGACTGTCACCGGACCTACAGGTGGTAACCAACTTCACAGAGTGTATGCAGTGAACTACAATATCCTCCGTATCAAAAATGGTATGGCCGGTGTCGCGTTCGGTAATTAAATTTCCATTATTTTAAATGAAGATAGCACCCGGTGACTACCTAAGTGAGATTATCACCTCTAAAATTTTAGATAATGTCTAAGCGAAAAGCAAAACTGTCTCGTAAAATTGGTAATATCAAAGTACCAATTTTACGCGAGTGTACACACACTGAATTTTCTTTATTTTTTATTCAACCCCGAATTTTTTTGACTCGAGGATTTCCTTAGTCTTATCGTACATCCTTGTACCATGGAAGGTTTTATCCTTCAGCTCGTCCCAAATCTCTAAACGACCCTCCAAAAAGGATATAAAGCTGTCAGGGTCTCGCTGAGACCTGTAACGAACTCTCTCACCCTCGAGAGCTTTATTCATTGCATCTTGTTTACCCTTCAAGTACATGTCTTCACGCTGGTCGTGTGTCATACGAGTTGATGAAACGTCTTTTTCCCCTTTTGCAACCATTTACTATTCACAGTACCAACTTCTTTATTCCTTTTTAGGGGCAAGGCGCCTCTTGATATCAAAGCCTATACGTCCTGTCGAAAATACAGAACAGACACATGCACCTATGAGCATCGCCATCATTGGTGGTGGACCCTTGGGGAGAGGACCCAACTTTTGAATCACATTGACAAACATAAACATACAACAAACAAATGAACCGATTGTCGAAAGACGCAGGGGTGTATTCACATTGTACATCTCCGAAGTAGTTGGTAGTAAATCCATACCTGGGATAGATGGAAGGAGATCAGAAACCCCGGGTATCATAAATATGGGAAGCATTTATTGTATACCTACATTTTTATATAGGTGTAGTTTTCAGTCGCTGGAGAAGTTGTTTCCGCTTCTGGTTCCGCCTCTGGTTCCACTTCTGGTTCCATTTCTGGTTCCATTTCCGCCTCGACAGCCGATGGACTGACCATCTTCTTGTCTTTCTGTTGTGACATCATCACAGCCGCCAACCCAGATGACACCAAAAATATAACCAATAATGAGATTACAAGTCCCGCACGCATTTATAGTATACTAACAAAAATTTTTAGTTAGGTCGTATTCCCTCTGGTGTAGACCCTGGGCTGAAGATGAAACCTTTGCTTTGAGTTTCAATAATTCCATAATAGTTTCATCATCAAGGTACTTGAAAAAATCTCTTTTCGCATCAAGGTCGTTGAGTAAAAACTTCTCCTTTCTCGCCTGTACATACGGCCATACGTGTTTACGTAAGGATATAAGCTCAGTTTCAATCTTTACAAGTTGGGGGAGAATAACCTCTCGAATGAGTATATTTG